AACGAGCGTAAGATGGCTCAAAAAGCGATTCCTCGCACAAAAAAGAACTATCGTGCTACTAAAAAGGGTGCAGGAATGACACGCGCTGGCGTAGCAGCGCATCGTAGAGCAAATCCGGGCAGTAAACTCAAGACGGCAGTGACAGGAAAGGTCAAACCGGGAAGCAAAGCAGCAAAACGGCGTAAATCGTACTGTGCTAGAAGTGCAGGACAGCTAAAACGATCCTCTGCCAAGACACGAAACGACCCTAATTCAAGAATACGCCAAGCTAGAAGGCGTTGGAAATGCTAATTCAGCAAAGTCCGACAGATTCTTTTTACAGGTTTGTATTATATCGAAATAGGTTAAATTTTATAAAATCATACGCTAAAACAGCAAAATCTACGGTTATTCAATCTCATCATGCTGTAGATGTATGGGTATAGTTTTTTATGACATCAGAGGCATCAACAAACAAAAAGAAGCGCAGAGGAAGACCGCCCTTGCAACCCGGCGAAAAAGGGCGCTACCAGTACTCAAGAGTACAAAAAAAGAAAGTAAGCGAGCGCCAAAAGATCGCAGCGCAGAAACAGAGCTTAGAGAGAGCGGAGAAACGGCTACAGAAGCTGAACAAGAAGTCGGAAGCGTTACGGACATCGGATCGTATCGCTGGCAAAGGTGGCGTACTTGACGAGACAACGATCTCTCAACTTCCAGTACAGGTACGAGAGCAACTACAGGAAGATACAGAACTTATCTTCAGTCCGAACGAAGGTCCACAAACGGACTTTCTAGCATCACCAGAAAAAGAAGTATTGTATGGTGGTGCAGCGGGTGGTGGAAAGTCCTATGCAATGTTGGTAGACCTTTTACGGTATGCTGACAATCCTAACCATAAAGCTTTACTTTTACGACGTACACTTGCAGAGCTAACAGAGCTTATAGAACAATCACGCAAACTCTACCCTCGCGCCTTTAACGGTGCAGTATTTAGAGAATCAAAATCAACATGGATGTTTCCGAGTGGCGCTACAGCACTTTTCAGTTATGTAGATAAAGACCACGACGTTACACGATATCAAGGACAAGCTTTTACATGGATAGGCGTCGATGAACTGGGACATTACCCCACCCCCTATGTTTGGACTTACCTTCGTAGTCGTCTCAGAACCACCGACCCCACGCTGGAAACGTATATGCGAGCATCTGCGAATCCGGGTGGTTCAGGTGGTTGGTGGATTAAAAAGATGTTTATTGATCCTGCGCCACCGAACACGCCGTTCTGGGCCGTTGATCCTGACACGGGAAGAACACTTAAAAATCCAAAGACACAACAGCCGCTGTTTCAGCGCAGGTTCATACCAGCAAGACTTACAGATAACCCTTATCTAGCAGAGTCTGGTGAATATGAAGCAATGCTTCTTAGTTTGCCAGAAGTAGAACGCAGAAGGCTTCTAGAGGGCGATTGGGACGTAGCAGAGGGAGCAGCATTTAGTGAATTTGACAGAACTGTACACGTTGTTGAACCGTTTGAGATTCCGTATAATTGGCCCCGTATACGGGCAATGGATTACGGATATAGTAGTCCTTCTTGCGTTCTCTGGGGCGCGGTAGATTGGGACAACAATCTTTGGATATACCGAGAACTTTACGACAAGGGACACACTGGAGAAAGTATCGCAGAACTCATCATGTCTTTAGAGTATGACGATCCTCCAATGACACAATCAGTTTTAGATGGTTCTTGTTGGTCAAGACATGGCACAGGACCAAGCATAGCAGAGACAATGATTCGCAGAGGCGCACGGTTTACGCCAGCGGACAGAAATCGCATAGCTGGGAAAATCGAACTTCACCGTAGACTAGCAATAAAGGATGGAAGAGAACCCGGTTTACGAATTTTTGGCACTTGTACAAATCTAGTACGCACACTGCCTACGTTACCACTTTCCAAGACACAATCAGAGGATGTGGACACAAAGGCAGAAGATCATGCGTACGATGCTTTACGGTACTTGTGTATGACTCGTCAGACTGGCTATGCAACAAGTTCTATGTTTAATTCTATCAAACAGCAAGAAAGCTATCAACCAGTTAACTCAACATTTGGATATTAAAAACCCTCTACACAAAATGTAATTATGGCTAAAATACTAGACGAATACAAACCAATAGTAACTCAAGGTAGAAAAATTGTTTCTGCTTTAGGTATAGATTTGTCTACTCATAATCATGCGGAACATCTACAAAAGCTTGCTGACAAAACTTTAGAAGGCTCATTAAATGTAAGAGATGTGATGTATCTCACTCTTGCTAATAAAGGCTTAAAAATACCTAAAGAGTCAGAAGGATTTGTAGCTGATTCTAATTTAAAATTTTTACGAGAGTCCTTTCCATTTAATCCAAACGCTCCTTTTGCACCAACAGGAACTGGACCCTCACCTCAACCAAACACTTTTATGCAAGATTGGACAGAGTTAACCAATCAATTAAAAAAGAATAATGAATCTCTAGACACTCTTTGGAAAGATGTAGCAACTCCAGAAGCTCAAACAAAGTATGATCTTAGTAAAGAGTTTTCAGAACCTCCCGGAAGAGCAAAAGCTTTACGTCAGGGAGCTTTTGCCATCGATACACAAGCTGCTTTGATAGGTGCTAGTGAAATACCGTCAGATGTTAAAGATGCAACAACAGGCAGGAGACTATATCTAGATGATAGAGGTCTTACTTCTATTCTTGGAGGCTCTAGAGTATTTACACAAAAAAAACGTCTAGAGGGTAAGGGTTTAGCAGTAGACTACGGACCTGAAAATGTTAAACAAACTTTCAGTGCTTTTCAACAAGGTTTACAAAATGTAGATAATAAAGATGTAAAAGCTGCTATTCTTTTAAATTCTATCATTCCATTTAGAGCCAAAAATATAACTAATTTAAGAATGAATGAAGCTCCCGGAGGGCAATATGCTTATCTGTCTGAAGATGGAAGCACTATTAAAATTCCAGAAGAAGGTCAAAAAGTTGGTCAAAAAAGGTACGTAGACGTAAAACTTACTCCTCATTTGCAAGCTGTTCTTACAGAAATAAGAGATGCAAACACAGATGCAAACGGAAACCCTACTAGAGAATACTTATTTCGTCCAAAAGGTCAGAAAGCTGATGCTTTTAATAAAGAAGTTGGAAAGGCATTAAAAGGTGTAGCAGAAGCTACAAAATCAATGGCTGATGAAGGTATATTAGGCAGGCCAATTACAGATTTTAAAGATTTAAGAAAAATTTCATATTTGAATATGGTGGTTATGCCCGGAAACACGGGTCTAGCTTTATCAAATATAGCAGGACACTCTACAAAGCTAAGTGACGCTAAACTGACTCAACAATTTGGTATTACAAGCGTAGGTGTCAGAGCTTACGCAGGACGAGGTGCTAGAAAAACAATTGAAAAACCTGTAACACCTACAGAACTTATACAACTTGTAGAAAGAAACATAGTTGAAGGAGCAGGTCTAAGAGATCGAAGAGATATTTCTTCAGTTATTTTTAATGTGCCTTTTGAACTAAAAGGATACACGGATAGGTTTACAGACCCAGCAATAACAGAAACTCAAGGTAGAGATTTAGCAAAAAATGTCTTACAAGAAGTAGAATTTGAAACACAACTGAATAATCGTCCTGATTTATCTTTTGAATCTAAATTATGGATAATAGAAAATTTGAAGACACCAGAAGCATTTAAAGCTTTTGAAGATCAAATAGAACAAGCTCAAAAGGCAGTCGGTAGTGAGTCAGTTGATTCTTTGGATCAAATAATACAAAGAAAAATAAATCCAGAGTTAAAAGTTGACAGTTCTGTACAAGAAGTTATTAAGGAGTTAGAAACTCCTGAAGCACCTTCAAAACCCTCTGTAATGCCAGAACCTGTTGTTACTTCTCCTGAAAGTGACTTTGATTTTACCGATACACCACAAGAAGATATTCCACAAACAGCACAAGATGCACGTAGACAGGCATCAGAGTTCTTTGAAGACGAACAACAAAAAAGAGATATCTTTAGGAGGACAGGTAAAGGGCTTACAAAACTTGGATTAGGTGCGCTGTTTGGTGGTGGTGCAGGTTTTTTAGCAACCACAGCAGACGCAGCAATAGATGTTGCGCTAAGTCCGACTGAAATAGGCTACGGTGGTCTTGATCCAACAGAGGAGATCATGGGTACACCTACTTCTGACATAAGTGACACAAAACTTTTAGAAAGAATGCAAGCTGCATCATCTCAAAGACTTTCTCCTGATATGGCAGAACGCACAACTGCCCTTGCAGATATAGAAGCAAACAGAGAAGGTCTTGCAGCAAGAGCTTTTGACGCTCCCTCTCGAATGAGGGCAGAGCAAGCTGATCTTACAGAGTTAGACTATACTACTCCTGAACTAGAAAGAATGCGTCTTGCAGAAACTTTACAAGACGTAGATACAAGTGAAGCATTTACACAAGAAGCTAGAAAAGCAAGAATAGCAGCAGAAGCTGCACAGTTATTTAATAAAGGTGGTGAAGATGAAGGAGAACCTTCACCCATAGACATATACAACACATTTGGAGATACTCCTCTAGAAGAAAGATTTAAATAATTGACAACTAACATAAGGAACCTATATTATGCCTGAAGGAAACAAACAAATGTACGGTGCTAATTACATTTCGGGTCAGATGTCGAAGCAGGGCGAAATGTCCGATGCTAACGAATCGGCTCTTTATCGCGAA